ATTACTGGCCTATGCCAGATGAATGGGTTAAAGAAATGTGGAAATTGAAAAAGGGAGAAATAAACTTAATGAGGGATAAAGAATAATGGCAATAACTGACGACATATTGAACCTGGCAAATAAGCAGGATGTTTTTTATCAAACTTATGGCCGGTATATACAGGGGATAGCAACTCCTTTGACAGTCCCGGCAAAGGGATCTTCTGATGGGTTGTCAAAACTTATAAAGCCAGGCGATGAAGAGGTTGAGATAGAGTTTACACCTACCGCTGGTGATTACCAGTTCGCCGTTGATGTTTGGGCCTACAGGGATAAAATAATTGAACAACACGGCTATACGATCACAGCAAAACGGGGTCTTGGTGATGGGATAATCGAAACTCTCACAAAAGAATGTGAGGGAGAAATAAAAACAATTAATGAAAAGGCAAGTGAAAATGAAAAGATTTAAAATGCTCATCTTGTCCATGCTCATCTTATTTATTTGTTCGCCGGTTATGGCTGATATCACATCGCATCCCAATTATGCAGTAATCCAGTCTCAGAAAAACATTATGATTGCAGTCATCGCAGCAAAGCAGGCTGAGTATTATACTATCCATAATAAATATTTTCAAGGGATGAGCATCCCAAGTACGATTGTTTGCAATGGGTCCACCTTTGTGCCTGTTGATTTTGGCCTGCACCCGGATGATCAGTCAGATTCCTGGGGGTCATTTTTGCCTCAGTATTTTAACATTGAGACACGGGTATTATTTAATATTCGCATAGATGCAATAGCCTCTGAGGGTAAACACGGGTATCTCATCGTCTTTAACCTGGTCCGGGATGGGATAAGTCCAGATAAGTACGGAGGGGTTGGGTCAAGATGGGTTTATTTCATGGCTGGTGGGGAATTACAAATGGAAGGCGTATTCAACGATTGGTTTACTGAAAATCTG